GGGTCTCAATGCCAGACTACCACCCACTGTGAATGGTCTCATAGGCGCATTAAATAGGAGAAATTATGACACTAGATTGGCCATGGAAATAGGGGAGATAATCAAAGGGCACCATGGTAAGCCATCACAAAGCAAGTACAATTTGAGATCAATTCTCTGTTCTTTAACTGAAGCTTTACAAATTCCTGTGAAGCATGGGACCTCATCTCGTTCAGTATTTGATCAGTTTAAAGATGTTGCACATAGTCCCAATCATGCTTTCATGAAGGTGTCAGATAACTCTTTCTTTCCAAAGAGTATGAAAGGGAGAAAACTTTCTTTAAACGATTTGAGGAATTTCATAAAAGATACCAAGGCTCTTAAAGAGATGAGATTAAGATTTTTGGAGACCATAAATGTTGCCAATTCTTTTACTCCTGCTGTAGGGAGGTTATTGCAATTCCTTGTTAGAGAGTCAAATAGATGTAAAATAGTGTCTGATTACATGTGGTCATGCAATCTTAGTGTTAATAGATCTGACTATGATTATGATGAATCAAAAAGGGAAAAATCCAGATTTAAGAATACCAGGAGACGTCTCCTTGCATTGTATCCTGATGCCACCAATGATGATGCATTATATGTGAATTTTGATGAGATCAAAGCTGAACTTTATAGCCGTTACTCAAAAAATAGCCAAACTCTTGATAAGACTTTAAGATACATTGTAAATGAATCTTATGGAGATATGGAAGAAGATGAAGCAATAATGCAATCAGAAAACACAGTGAGCAGGCTTAAGTCATTAATGCCAGTCAGACAACTGTTATATACGGAATCCCCAGCAGGGATTCATGATCGAAGTCATGACTTGATTAATTGGCTACGAATGAATGCTAAAGATGGCTTCATCTTTTCCACTACCTATGAAATCTCAGAATTTGCTATGAATCTTAGTAAACATAATCCTGTGAAAGACACTTTGGATGTCAAAGACCTGAATTTCGACCAAGAGATATATGGTAGCATGTTCTTATCACCACCTGATGCTATGGAGCCTGCAAGATTTGGAGTCTCATACAATCAGGTGACAGACACAGCCATTAGAGTCTCTAGGGACACTGTCTTTAAGAATGATGGGCTCTTGTCAATTGAAGCAGAGCAACTTCTCATTAGTGGTAGATCAAAAATGAAAATTGAATGGGGTGTATATGTCTCAAAGATCTCTAAGTTGCCAACCTCAACATGGTATGGTAATGCCCATTATAGAGTCAAATTCAAAGGCATAAGATCACACATGCATGGGCTTGAAAGCTCTTACATGACTGGATACACAGTGAAAAGGTCCTTTTCGAAGACTTATTCGCATTTGATAATAATGTTTTGCAATAACAAAGCATTGTCAACTAAAGCAGGCTCTAAGTCCCTGAAATTGCTTGAAGATTTCAAAAAGGATCTCAAATTTGGTGATCATGACACTGAATATGATTCTTATCATGTGTTATTTGTGGATAAATACACAATATTCAGATTGAGATTGCTTGGTGCAAGGACATTTTTCTCCATAAAAGACGGTGAAAAAGAATATTTTATCCCCACAATAGAAACTTGGACCTTGAGCCAACCTTCAGAAGAAGGCTTGTCTTACCTTATGAATATAAAAGAATTCCAGGAAGCTCATATTACTCGAATTAGAAAGATATGGGAACCATCAAAACGAAGGGACATAAAAGCTCTGTCAAGCCTCAAATTACCAATAACTAATTGGACAAAGGGACATGAAGCAGATTATGATGAATTCATCCATACTTTGGAATCTCTAGATCAGAATGCGCTTAACTCAACTCCAATTAGATTCAGATTGGCTTTACTAGATGTGTTTTCATCTTTCTTAATAGATGGGGATGTTGAAGGATTAAAAGATTTTAATTCCAGGTATGATAACAATGACAGTATTCATGATGGGCCTGGTGCTTCTGAAAAAGTCGTCATGGCATCCAATATAGCCGATTGGGTTCTGGAATCTAAAATTTGCTTTCATTCTAATTATATCAAACTTTATGCTTTGTGGCCAAAATTCAAAATTTATTTTGACACCGCATTTAGGACCTTTAAAAATGATGATGAGATTATAGAGTGGCATCCAAGTGCACACACACTGGGTGATGAAGAAAATATAAATCATAAGCTCCATGTTCGTGATCTTGGACCTGCAAGTTCTTATGACATTAACACTGGTCTACATACAATCCATGATTCTAATCCAAAAAATGATCTCAAATTGAACAGACTTGAGAAATATCTATTGGACATGATAGCAGATGAAGAAAGTGCTTCAAAATTAGATGATGATGAGAATATGAGGAATTTGGAGAAACAGCTTGAGGAGGATAACAAGAATGATGATGTGGAGGTGATTATACCAAGTAATTTTATGGAGTTGATGGAGCAGATGACAAAGGATGCTATGATGAAAGATAATGAGGAAGATGAAGCATGACACAAATGTCAGCTTTTTTCAAAAAAAGTCCTGTGTTGAGGTGGCTTTAAATTACCTTTGTTCATTAAGAAGAAACTTGATGTCAGATAAGTCCACAACTCCCTCTTTGAGAAGGAACTCAATGGCTTTCTCTGCTGCAATTCGATCAGAATCTTTCTTATTGTCAGATTCGCCAAAGAATTGACATTGTGAAAAGCCTGCTATAGATAAATGGAAAATCGAGGTATGAATGCCTGAATCCTCAGATATTTCATCCACATATTCCAAGTAGCCTTTTTGTTTGAATGAGTTTAAGATGGACACATAATCATAAGCCTTGATTTGAATTGAGGTGCTTTCTTTCCTTTTGTCCATAGCTTTGTTAAAACCTCTAATTTTGTATTCTTCACGACGAATGTTCTCTATGGCGAATTTAAAATAATCTTCAACAAGATAATAAGGGTTGAAGCCGCATTTGTGTACTGCACCACAGAATATTTCAAAGCGATCGCAAGCAGCATAATAATTCATGCCAAGATGTTCTAGGACATATTTGTTTATGGTGGCATTGCTTCTTAGATTAGAAGAAACAAAAGGAGCTTCTCTCAATGTGAGCCTCTCATAGCTTAATTCAGTCACAAAAAGCGTGAAGATTTTATCGCCTATATCCTCCATTTTATCACTAGGTTCAGACTCAATTTTATTAATGATAGTCTCTTTTTCATCCTCAAGTTTAGAGATTTTAAGAAACATGTCAAGCAATTCCCCAGGATAATGAGCTTTTGATTTAAACATGTGACAAATAATGAAGCTTGTGTTGATCCTTCTAAGTCTGTAATTGTGATTTCTTG